AAAACAACTTATTAGAAAAGAATATGGAAGTTTAAAAAATATACTTAAAGTAATTGGTTGTGGTACAGGCAAATCATCTGGCGGTCGTATTGGTTTTCAAAATGGTGCAACTTGTGAAAGAAAAGGTGTAGATAAAGTAAATAGAGGACTTAAAGAGGGTTCTGAAATGAAAAACTTTTCTAAGTTAGTAAACGCTACAGGAGCAAAAACTATTCAAGGAGTTTTAAAAACTTTAGGTAAAATAGGTATTGTTGGAGAAGCAGGATTAATTGGATTAGAATCTGCTATTAGAATGGGAATGGGAGATACTTTTTCAGAATCAATAAAATACTCACTAGATTATTTAGTACCTGGAGATCAAACGTTATCAGCTGACATGGATAAAATATCAAGAGAACTTGATCCTGGACTTGCAAAACTTTATGGTAATGTTCAAAATTATTATAACAAACAACAAAAATTAAAATCTTTTGAAAATCAAAAAGCAGAGTTAGAAAATCTAAAAGGAAGTGAATTTGATTATCTTCCAGATTCTTCAGAATTTGATAGTGCTATAGAAACAGCAAAAAAAGATCTTGATTCTTCTACTGTTACACTAGAAGAGGAATTATTTTCAGAAAGAGCTTTAGATGTAGCTAGTGATAAATCAAAATCTAAAAGTTTATTTTCAAATCAAAGATTAAAAGCAAGACAAATGGGCGGAGTGGGAGAAGATGTATCTGGATTAAACTTTGACCTTAGAGGTATTGAAGACAAACCTGAAAGAGAAATTTATAATAGTATTAAAGACATGCCACGTATGACAGAAAAAGAAATGTATGACACTATTATTAAATTATATAATGCAGGAGAATTTGGTACACCTGGTAGTAAAGAGGCAGATGCAAGAGCTCAAGACGAATATGATCGAGGATTTAAATATCTTCCTGAAGCATCTTTAGCAGAAAATGCACAAGTATATGGTTTAGAACAAATATATGGTTTTAATCCTCTTATAGGTAGCAGAAAAGTAAATGAACCAATGCCTTACAAAAGACAAAGTTCATATATACCAAGTCCTCAACAAGAAATGGATATGAAAAAATTTATTGAAGAGCAAGCTAGATTAGGAGCTGCAGGTGGAGGACTAGCTAAACTAGCAGGCGAAAGATTTGGTAAACCCCCAGAAGCAGGACCCACACCACAGGGCTTGGCTTCTATATTAAAACGTGATAGATAACACTAGGAGATTACATGGCAGACATAGATAAATCACTTCCGAATCAAATTCGTACGGAATTAGAAATTCCTGGTAAACAGGAAGAAGTAGAATTACAAGAAGAAGTAAAAGAAAAAGGTCCGATAGAAGTTACACCAGAAGAAGATGGTGGAGCTACAGTTAATTTTGAACCAGGTGCAATAAATATACCAGGAACAGAATCTCACTTTGATAACCTTGCAGATATTTTACCTGATGACGTTTTAGATCCATTAGGAAGCACATTAAAAAATAATTACACAGATTATAAAATGTCTAGAAAAGATTGGGAACAATCTTATGTAGAAGGATTAGATTTATTAGGTTTTAAATACAACAGTAGAACAGAACCTTTTCAAGGTGCAAGTGGTGCAACGCATCCTGTACTAGCTGAAGCTGTTACACAGTTTCAAGCAATGGCCTATAAAGAATTATTACCAAGTGATGGCCCTGTTAGAACTCAAATTTTAGGTGCCGTAAACCCACAAAAAGAACAACAAGCACAGCGTGTTAAAGATTTTATGAATTATCAAATTATGGATAAGATGCAAGAATATGAACCTGAGTTTGACCAAATGTTATTTCATTTACCTCTTGCTGGTTCTGCATTTAAAAAAATTTACTACGACGATTTACTAGGACGAGCTGTTTCAAAGTTTGTCCCTGCAGATGATTTAATTGTTCCGTATACGGCTACCTCATTAGACGATGCGGAATCAATTATTCATACAATAAAAATATCTGAAAACGATTTAAGGAAACAACAAGTAGCAGGTTTTTATTCTGATATAGAGTTAAGCTCACCAGCTATTATAGAAGATAAAGTTGCAGAGAAGGAAAGAGAATTAGAAGGAACTAAAAAAACAGGGAAAATTGATGATGTTTATAATTTATTAGAGTGCCATGTTAATTTAGATTTAGAAGGTTTTGAAGATATTGGACCAGACGGGGAACCAACTGGAATTAAATTACCTTACATTGTAACAATAGAAGAAGGTAGCACAAAAGTTCTTTCAATTAGAAGAAACTATGCAGCTGAAGATCCAAAGAAAAATAAAATTCAATACTTTGTTCATTTTAAATTCTTACCAGGATTAGGATTTTATGGTTTTGGATTAATACACATGATTGGTGGATTATCTAGAACAGCAACATCAGCATTAAGACAATTATTAGATGCAGGAACATTATCTAATTTACCTGCAGGATTTAAACAAAGAGGTGTAAGAGTTAGAGATGAAGCATCTCCAATTCAACCCGGTGAATTTAAAGATGTAGATGCACCAGGTGGATCATTAAGAGATGCTTTCTATCCTTTACCTTACAAAGAACCATCACAAACATTATTACAACTTATGGGTATTGTAGTTCAAGCAGGTCAAAGATTTGCTTCAATTTCTGAAATGCAAGTTGGAGAAGGAAATTCAAATGCAGCCGTAGGTACAACAGTTGCTCTTCTTGAAAGAGGATCTAAAGTGATGTCTGCAATTCATAAAAGATTATATACAGGTTTGAAAAAAGAATTTAGAATTCTTGCTAGAATTATTTCTAGTTATTTACCTCCTGTTTACCCTTATGATGTTGTAGGTGGACAAAGACAAATTAAACAAGCTGATTTTGATGACAGAGTGGATATTGTACCAGTTGCAGATCCAAACATATTTTCAATGTCACAAAGAATAACATTAGCTCAAACCGAATTACAATTAGCTACATCTAATCCACAAATTCATAATTTATATGCAGTGTATAGAGACATGTATACAGCTATAGGTGTTAAGAATGTAGATCAAATTTTACCACCTCCACCACCACCAATGCCTAAAGATCCAAGTTTAGAACACATTGATGCGTTAGGAGGAAAACCTTTTCAAGCTTTCCCAGCTCAAGATCATAGATCACACATTACGGCTCACTTAAATTTTATGTCAACTAACATGGTTAGAAATAATCCTGCTATTATGGCATCAGTTCAAAAAAATATTTTAGAACACATTAGTTTAATGGCTCAAGAACAAGTACAATTAGAGTTTAGAGAAGAAATTCAACAAATGACAATGATGCAACAGATGGCACAACAAAATCCACAAGTTGCTCAACAGATGCAACAGGTCTCTCAAAAGATAGAATCAAGAAAAGCAACTTTAATTGCTGAAATGACTGAAGAATTTATGCAAGAAGAAAAGAAAATTACCTCTCAATTTGATTCTGATCCTCTTTTAAAACTAAAAGCTAGAGAAGTTGACCTTAGAGCAATGGAAAACGAGCGTAAGAGAGAAGCAGATGAGTCAAAAGCGCAAATAGATAGAGCAAAACTAGTACAAGCTAGAGAAATTAATGACGAAAAGCTTGAACAAAACGAAGATTTAGCAAATTTAAGAGCAGATACATCTTTAACTAAACAACAGATGTCAAATAGCTTTAAAAACAGTCAAAAATAATATAATAATAAACAAAAAGGTAAAAAATTATGATGAACTATAAAAAATCTAAAAAAATAGCAGTGCCTTCTCAAAATGTTGAAGTAGATCCTAGATCTAAATCAACTGCTGATGGTGCTTTTAACGGAATTCCTACAGGTGATAAGGAAAAAGTTAGAGGAACTAGAAGAATGTTAGCTGAAAAGAAAAAAATAGCTACTTGGTACTAACTTATGTGGTTTTCAGCAATTAAATTAGCTGTTTCTGCTGGTAGTAAAATTTATGCTAACCGTCAGAAGACGAAGATGGCAATGTCTGATGCACAATTAATGCATGCAGAAAAAATGGCTCGTGGTGAGGAATCTTACCAAGGTAAATTGTTAGAAGCTAGGCAATCCGACTGGAAAGACGAGGCCGTCCTTATAATATTGTCAACTCCAATAGCTGTTCTAGCCTGGGCAGTGATATCGGACGACCCAACTGCGATGGACAAGGTAAAATTGTTTTTTGAGATGTTCTCAGAACTTCCGAAATGGTTTACAAATTTATGGATACTTGTAGTTGCGAGTATTTATGGTATAAAAGGAACACAAATATTTAAAGGAGCAAAAAATGGTAAATAAATACGTAGGAGCTGCAAAAAATCTGGTAAATAAATTAACACCAAGATCTAAAAAAGTTGCTCCAACAATTACACAACCTAAACAACTTAAAACTACAATGAAAAAAATTAAGTCCAAATATAATCAATTTGGAGGTGAAAAAGCTAAAACTGCAGCAGATAGAGCTAACATTGTTAGAAGAAGAGAATCTATTAAAAGAATGGACAAGGTAGATAAACTTCAAGAAAAAAGAAAAGAAGGTATTAAAGCTTCTAAAGAAGTTAAAAAAATGAAAGATACTGGAAAAGCACACACTATATACGGAAGAACATTTCACAAAAGCGTAAATGAGAAAAAATAATGCCAAATAGATTATATAGCAAAATAGCAAATAGTAGAATGCCTTTTAAAACAGGGGGACCTACGGGTAAAAAATTTCCTGATTTATCTGGTGATGGTAAAATTACTAAAAAAGATATTTTAATGGCAAGAGGTGTAATTAAAAGTGTTAAACCAACTCTTGGATTAAAAAAGAAAAAAGAATTTTTAAAAAAAGTAAAAAATAAAAAGAAAGGACAAAAATAATGTTTTTTAAAAAAAAAGTTAAAAAAACAAAACAGCCTAAAAATAAATCTATTAAAGAAAAGATTATGCCAAAGAAAAAAATGGATAGATTAAAACAATTAAGAGAGCAATTAAAGTAATGTTAAATTGGATTAAAAAATTATTAAATTTTAATAAAAAACTTCCTATAAGTTGTATTGTTAAAAAAGTAATTAAATCTGGACATTGTAATAATCATTCTAAATATAAACATAGATGTCCTGATTGTGTAGGAGTAGTTAATGGCTAAACTTTGTCCAAAAGGAAAAGCAGCAGCGAAGAGAAAATTCGAGGTTTACCCTTCGGCGTACGCAAACATGTATGCATCTAAAGTTTGTAAAGGTAAAGTAAGAGCATCTGCCAAAGACGGTGGTATAATGGAAGTTCCTGGAGGTTATGCAAAAGAAGGAGTAGGAAGAATAAGTGATAAGGGTTTAAAAGGAGAAAGTCCTTCAAAAAAATTTAGGAATCTAGAAAAAAGAAGAGAAAACACTAAAAAATTTCCAACAAAAAGACGTAAAATGAAAAGTGGAGGTCTTGCTATAAAAGGTAGAGGTTGCGAGATTAGATAATAAAAAGAAAAAATAATGGGTGACTTAAAAAAATGGGTGGATCAAAAATGGGTAGATATTGGAGCACCAAAGAAGGATGGAAAATATCAACCTTGTGGAAGAAAATCTGCCAAAGGTTCAAAAAGAAAATACCCGAAATGCGTACCACT